CATAACGACTGCCGAATCGCCACAAAACAGTTGGTTCATCTTCATTCCGTAATCGGCCGCACCCGCCATCTCTTCATCGTCGAAACGCTTCACTGCGATCTTGACCAGACGCATCGCTGTGCGCTTGTCCTTCACCTTCGACAACGAAGGATCTAATCGCACATGCCTTGCAAGCTGCAAGTCCTGAGAGGTTTTACCGAGAGCCTGCTGTAGTGCAGCTGCCGTATCTCTTACAGACCATCCTACCTTATGGTGTCCCCCGCCAGTTTCTGGCGGTTTGCCATAGATGAGCTGCTTGAGTAGATGCAACCTCTCGACCATTAGGACTTCCTCAGTCCAAGGCAGGTTGTACCTCTTCAAGTTCTCGTGTAGGGCAATCTCTTCGATCTGGTTTTCTGTGAGGTTCTCGTAGATGGCGCAATCAACCTCGTTCCACTTCAGGAACTTGGCTGCTGCAAGACGCTTGCGTCCTGTAATGAGGACAACCCCACTGTTCATTTGGTGAACAGCTATGGGGTGTATCTGACCGCGTTCCTTGAAAGACTCTGCTAGGTTCTGAACCTCTTCCTGGTCAATAGGTTCATCCTTTGCTTGAATGCTACTGATGGCTAGCTTCATCTTGCCTCCAAAAGTTGTCCCGAATCTCCACGGCTCGGGACCACACCGTCACAAGTCTAACTAACAACAGGAGAAGTTGTTAGTTAGCCCGGAGACCTTATTACTCTACGACTTCGTCTGACTCTTCGTCCTCTTCCTCGTCGTCATCGTCGAAATCATCATCGTCGTCTTCGTCCTGCTCGTCGTTCTCAGCTTCCTCTTCAGCCTGCTGAGTCTCTTCGAATTCTTCCAGTTCCTCGGTGGTCGACTTCTTCTCGTCAGTCATTGCAAACTCCCTACGTAAAAAGAAAAGAATACTGGGGTAGCATCCTAGGGTGGACCGCTATGAGTAGTTCCCTAAGACCGCGCATGACCACGTTGCTACCCCAGTATAAACGACTAGCCGATCGGACGGAAGTCAGCGACCTCGTTCTGCAGCTTACCCTCGTATTCCCGATTCTTCACGTAGATGAGGAGCTTCTTCCCGACTGCCGTATTCGGGTCGAACTCATCGTCCTCCTTGATCGTGATCCCGAGAGCCTCAACAAAAGGACGCGCAAAGCCGAGCGCCTTCTCGTTGAACAGGCGGTAGACCGTCGTTCCGGTGTAGTCCTTCCCGTCGCGGCTCTTGCCGGAGAGGATCTCGAACCGATAGTTCCAATTCGTCGAGGCATCCGTCTTGGCTGCCTTGATCTCCACAGCCTTCACCTGTGCAGGATACCAGTTGGGGTCGAGGACGAGGGAACCGCGGAGGGTGTCTGCCGTAAAACGCATCTTCATAATCTTAACTCACTTTCAGGTCAGGTTGTCAGGTTACTTCAGGTCAGGTCGGGTCGATGGTTATTCTACATCTTCTGCCTCCTTCTTCCACTGGTCAGCCTCTTGAGCCAGCCACTGGCTGTAGAGATCTTCCAGTGCCTTGTCAGTAAACTGTCGTGGGTCGCGCGCACCAAGGAATCTCAAGAATGACTCGGCGCGCTCCGCTGCATCAAAACTTCCTCCGTCCTGAAACACAGGACCGAATGCCCAATCGGTAGTGCTGCAATACAACACAGCCATTCGATCATCAGCAAGAATCCTTACGCCCATGAATCTCCCTCGCTATGTGTCTTGATATGCTGCTGAACTATAGGATACAGAAGACCGTGCTTCCTATTGAAGTCCTCTTCATCCTTTGGATAAGCAGTGAAGTCAATCTCGTCGGGAAGTGGAAGAGCAGTCTTCGCCCAGTCCGTCCCGATGTTATGTGTAAGAACTCTGTACTGAGCCTTACCAGTTTGGCCCAGTCCGACATCGAAGTGCCAAGCCTCATCGAAGTAGGCAGGCAGCTCAGCGACCGTCTTCTTAGCTCCACTGTTAACTAAGAAACGACTTAAGCTCACCTTACCTTCACGAGACTTCTCGCTAGTCTGTATGACATGTGCCGTCATAATGTAATGGCACTTCTTACCGTTGTCGCTGATGACTCTCAGTGCGTCGATGACCTGATTGATACCGTTTGCTTCGCCTGAGTAGTCTTCGATCTGCGTGAGCGCGACGCCTCCTTTCTTTAGCTTTTGCTTCCCTTGCTCTCCTCTTGCGGCGAGCATCAAGGAGATAAGCATACGCGACAATGCCGTAAGCGAGTCCATACATATAGCTGCGTATGGATTGTAAGAGATTAGACCATCGAGCTTTGTGCAAAGATCACCCCACGCTGTAGGGCCAGAATATGTATCGAACTTGATATGATCTTTGTAGCTCTTCAGGTCTGGATGTCCGTAGTGCAGCAACAACGGGCGCATCCTCTGGTCAAGGTCGAAGATGTAGATATCATCTTTACCTTCACTAAAGGATGCAGCTGCAATCGTCTTGCCTGTTCCTGGATCTCCCTTGAACAAACATGTAAGTTTATCACCCATCTGCATACCATCAAGACTTTGTGGCATTATGCAATGATCTCCGGAATCATAAGAGGTGGAAGATCGATCTGCTCGTCCTCAGTCTTACGCTTTGTACAGGTCTTGCAGTGAGGGCGCGCGAGAACGCCATTGCTGTCCTTGTAGATGATCGTCACTCTACCACAGACCCAGCAAATTGTTTTCTTACCAACGATCAAATCCGCTGAGATGTAGTGTGAGCAGTCAGGAAGCGCGCAGGCATAGACCTTGTAATTGCGCGCGAGCTTCTTTCGCTGATACTTGTGTATGTGTTTTAGGCTCGGCATATCGTTACCCTAATAGTTTGGACGTGTCTCTCGTGTGAGGACTCCAGGGTTCTGAAACCTTGAACTTCGTCTGCATTGTGAATTCCCTTGCTTCAGGAACTCTCGTGCAGATTGGCTGAAAGATACAACCTGAATACTTGTCACAGCTCGTGTAGTTGGGCGGCCAAACGTCATTCTCCAGATAGAAAGCGTATACCTTCAACCAGTATGTCGCCCAATATTGCCACTCATCTATCCTACCTTGTGGGTAGGAAAGCACGACGCGTTGAAAGCGTTCAGTAGGACTGAGTGTTTTTTGGAATCCAATTCTGTTGACGATAAGACGTGGTAAGTCCATCGCCCAACAATAACCCATGAACTGATTTGACAGATCGCTTGGAACTGAACGTGACTTAGCAGTTTTGTGATCGACCGCGACACGTCCCATCGGGGTATCGGCCACCAAGTCCACGATCCCCTCATATTCGATCCTGAGATTGTCATCCTCATACAACGTCTTGGTAAACGACGATTCAACCTCACGAGCGATCCAACCGTCACCTGCAAAGTGAAATGCGTACTCGCGAAACTGCTTGAGACATTCATTTCTGTATTCCGGTTCGAGGTCCATATCGAAGCTAGCCGTGCGCCCGATTTCGATGCACGTCTCAACCAATTCGTTATGTGCCATCCCGATGAACTTCGCATAAGGATGTGGCTGAGTCGTTCCATCCTCTAGATCGACTGTATAGTGATGTTCCTTTGGCTCAAGGATTCGACCGTAGTAATAAGGATGCAACATACGGTGCATCAGGTCGCCGCGCTCTAGAGCCTCTGCTTTCTGCATCGGTCTAAGGTTGAGCTTGAACTCAAGCTTGGTCTTACGACCGCACGACATGACCGTGTTAAGTATTTGTGAGTCTGCCGGTATAACTGGCTTTGACATTAGTGAACCTTCCCGTCCCCTTCCTCGTAGAATAAACGTAGTATTTGTTCAGCCTCTTCGACAGTGCATCGAGTTGGCTTCTCTAACTCTAGATTCTCACCAAACTGAGCAAGCCCGATGCAATACCCACATATGGTGAGATCACCCGGCTTCGGTGGACGGTCATCCGTTCCTGCGACAGCGTCCAGTTCAGCGCCGCACCAAGGACAGTTGTGTCTCGGAACTCGGGTGGTCTTCATTAGTCTTTCTCGATCTTGATTAGATTATGACCCAACGTGATACGCCATCCACAGTGGATAACGTAGTCTTCCCGTAGTATCTGGCGCGCGACAAGCTCGGCTCGGTGAGCAATCACATCTCTCTTTACTTGCTCAGCTTCGAGCCTCTCTGCCTCTAACGCTTGCGCGCGAGCTAACTTATTGAGCGCCGTTCGAGACTTGCCTTTGTATTGAGGTTGCTTCATCCAATCTATGGGAACAACCCCATCGCTATTGGACTTCATGTCAATCTCCAGAACCTGTCGGTAGAACTCGAACGCGCGCACTGTGTCGATGTATGTGAGGCTTGACCTTCTTTGGCCCCGTCGGTTTCTTGTACTGAGGCGCGCCTAGCCTTGCAGCCTTCGACTTGGGAACTAGGTAATAGTCACCTGGCTCAAAGTCTCCGTGTCTGTCGAACGATACGATCTCACGCTGTACTCGCTCTGGCGTCTGAAAGCGAATAGCCGTATTGCCTTTGATGATGTAGGAAGTGCTCATCCCAATGATAGCCCCGTCAGCTTTATGCTCACGCTTCGCCGCTCTTGCGAGCGCGCATTCAGCAGGATTCAGTTTCACTGAGTCTGAGCAGTCTCGAGGCCGCACCGAGATTTCAACTTCCTTGTCAGCATCAAACGCCTGAGTCACCTGAGGGAATAGTCGGTGTACTGAGCGTGGAAGCCTGATCGGTTGTTTCTTTTTCGTCATTTACATTCTCCTCAAATAGATAAGTCTCTTTAGAAAGATCCACACCTGTAGCTTGAATCAACGATAGTTCGATGAGATACGGCCCAACCTCGAACGTGATTCTGTCCGAAGTAATGGACTCAACTTGCTTCCATCCCTTGACTTGAGCAAATTGCGTCAAGTAGTCAACACCGTTCTGGTAGTATCCGAACAGACCTTGCTTCATG